CGAGCACCAAAGCCACGCTTATTAAGCTTATAGATCGACCTAAGTACCGCCTGCTCTTCTGGCACCTCTTCGAGATACTGTCGCGTTTTGCTACCAGTCTTGACCTCTTTGTGGCGGTAGCCGTAGGGCGCAGATCCGCCAATGGCGTAGCCGCGAGAAGCCCAGTCGAGTTTGCCTGCGGCAAAGCGATCCTTAATGGTCGCGTGTTCGATCTCGGCAACCGCTGATAGCACCATCAGCATGATCTGGTTAGCCATCGAGTTCATATCGAACTTCGCATCTAAGCCCTTAGACTTAGCGGAATCTGGATAGACAATCGGCATCTCGCCAAACTGTTCGCAGAAGTACAGGGTAATCCCAATGTCTTGCAGCACAGGAATCAGGCCCAACAGGTCAGAGCTAGAGCGGCTCAATCGGTCAAGCCGAGTGCAGATCACCACGTCATGCTCATCGATCACGTCGGTCATCTTGCGACTGGCGGGTCGATCTAGCACAGCATGGGTGCCAGAGATGCCCTCGTCCGCAAAGAACTCAGTCACCTCACGGTTGTACTTCTCGCGCACAAACTCGCTGATCTGCTGCTTCTGCGTCTCCAGTGAGATGCCAGACTTGACCTGCTCGTCTGTGGATACGCGGACGTATCCGTAGATATTGTTGATTTGCTTGAGTGGGTTGCCGCTCACTTCACACCGCCTTTGTAGCCATAGTCGGCCATCTCTTGATGCAGTCGCTGCCAGTTTATGTCCAGCGGCATGTTATCGGCACTGCGGTCAGCGAACATCACCTGACCGTCTTTGACCAACTCCACGCCATACACTGCCTTGGGCATCCCATCGTACACGATGTCGATGTTGTGCTTCAGGCAAGTGCGGCGCACTCGGTTGTAGAAAACCTTCTTTGCTTGGGCGCTCACGCTGCGCCCTCCTGCAAAAAATCCGCATACAGCTTCTTGCCATCTTCGGTGTCAGCAAGCTTGCGAGCCATGTCCGCGACATAGTCGCCAAGCTCTTTGATTTGCAACGCCTTGTCAGCAAATGCAGACAGCGTCTCTTCGGTTGCAGCAGCACCCTTACGAAACAATGCTGGCAGCATCATAGATTCTGCGGCGGTGAGCACATGCAGACGAGCAAACTTGTGGCAGTCTGCATGTAGCAATTGTTCTTCAACGGTCATTTCTCTGTCGGTCATCACGTTTCTCCTGTAAGTGAAATTGCATCTTAATGACATCCGTGTCGGTGTGCAACACTTTATTTGAATAAATTCTTTTGTATAGATGTTTGCATATCGGCACGGCATGTGTTAAGCTGTTGGAAACCAACAACGGAGAACGTGATGAGTTCCGAAATTAAAAAACCGACTTTGGCGATTGCTAAAAGACTGTTCAAGCGTCGTAACCCCGATGTCAAATTTTCTGCCGCTTGGGAAATCAAGCCGATGTGGTCGCGTGGTCAATACTTTTCGAGCGTCAGGTTCGAGGCCGAAGGTTACAGGCCCAAGGTAATGCGCTTTTACAGCGACCAGAGCGGACTAGCAATTTTTTAAGGAGAACGTGATGAGTTCCGAAATCAAATCAAAGCGCGGCCCTAACGTGACACCCGACGAGCACAAGCTGGTCGTTAAGTTTGCCAAGCAGTGCCTGCGGGAAATCTGCAAGAAACAATACGAGGTTCAAATCGGAGTCACATACCCGAAGGTTCAACCTTTGACCTACGCAGACGCCCTCAAGCGATTGCAAGTCGAAACCAAGTATCGCAACCAACGCAGTTACGGTGGTGCCAAAGGCATTTCTATCGATGTGCGGCACTTGCGAGGAAGCCTTACCTCTTTTCACGAATACAAGTCGTTTGCCGATGATCCTGTGATTGGCAGTATCACCAACTGTGCAGACTCTGAGCTGTTGCTCAAGTGCTTGGTCGCGCATGAGATAGCGCACCACATTCAGAGACGGTACGGCCCGTTCACTCGTTATCTCAAAAAGACCTGTGACAAGCCACACGGCGAAGCGTTCAAAACGATCTATCGTGAGCTTAGGCGCACGTTGGTCAACCCCTACATCGAGCCAGTTCAGGAGGTGGCGTGATGACTAAGTTGAAAACACAATACGTTCAGCTAACCAACGAAGAGATCGAGATGCTGTCTACGCTTTTGCGTAGCAGCTCCGACGATCCTCGCGTCAACGGGCTGATCGGAACCTGCTTCTGGTTCAAGTGCTACAACAAAGACGAAGAAGCCGAGTTGAAGACGCGGTGGACGAGCATCGAGCAGAAGCTCGCTGAGTTTGTGGAGAAGAGTGATGATTGATATCGATCTAGGCGATCTGCACGAAGCCACAGTCTCTGCGCTCAAGAAGCCTGAGAAGCGGTTTATGTTTTTTGAAACGATATCGCAGGATGATAAGGCTCGTTTCCAAGAGGTGAGCGGCTACAAAAAGCTTTTGCAAAACGAGTTACAGATTACTCGCAAGTTTCTTGTAGAGGACGGGGTTGTCGAAGAAGCTTTCTTCTCCCCAGAGATACAAAGGCTAATGTCGATCCGACCCATGAACGAACCTTACGATGAGCTTGACCTGCCGCTGTTTTTGCAGCTTCAGCGCGATGCTGTCCATGCCGTCAAAAACCTTCGGTTGCCGTTCAAGCGGTGTTGGTTTGAGTTCAGCTCTGACAAATACAACCACCTTGTCTTCACTGACCCATCTCTCGATAAGGTGTTGGACGCGAAACGAGAGACTTTGAACGCAAGGCAATCAAACGGAAAAATACATCACTCACTGAATGCTTGGCCTTTGAAAAACCCCAACAACCTAGCAGAAAAATATCTGTACGCACCGAAGGTAATCGGCCAATACCTGCAAGATCTGCGCGAGACAAAGGGACACGCAAGACCGTTTGGCAGCGGCTTTACCATTCAGACGTTCACTGGTGGTATGGGCGGTCTGTCAGACGTTCCTCAAGACCCAGAGCTGATAAACGATCTTAGCGGCAAAGTTTGCCCGATACGCTCCGAAAAGATATTCGGAATGACAGACTTGGAAAATGCGCGTCAGCAAGGTTGGTGGGACGGTGAGCCTGTATTCACTTGGGATCGCCAAAAGAAGCACAACAGGTCTGGTATGCACTTCGACATCCCAGTGCCAGAGAAGTTTGCGAACAATCTGCTGCCTGAGTATGCCGAGATACTACAAGGAGTGTCATGCGACGTAATGGACTGGTTTTACGGCAAACCGCAAGATGATATTGAGGAGGGTTGGTATTTTGGAGAATGGTTCGCGCCCTTCGCCCAACGCCTCACGATGAAAATTGTAGAGATCCTCAATTACCCGTTCATTGAGACTAAGCCTGCGAGCCTTAACCGTAATCAGGGCAGCAAAGGTAAGCGCCCCAACATCAAGCCGTTTGATTCGTATTACCGCTGCAAGATTCTTTTGCCCAAGCCTGATGGTGTTGAGATCAAGCAGCCTCCCTGCCGCGAGGAAGCCTACGGCAAGCGACTGCATCAGGTACGAGGTCACTGGCGCATCTACAAGGACGAGTTTGGCGAGATCAAACGTAAGACGTGGATTAGAGAGCATCGTCGCGGTGATGCGAAACTCGGGGTGGTGTTGAAGGATTACCATCTGACAACGGAGACAAACAATGCAGACCCTGATTGAGATGCTACGCAACCACGACTGGTATTTCGAATACAGCGATGACCACAAGGTCTGGCAGCGCGGGGTAACCCAGCGAGCTGCGATCAATGCCGAGGCTGAGCGCCTTGGCAGGCCAGAGCTGGTCGAACAAGCCTTCGAGGAATACAAGGCTGGGGATCTGGCGTGGTGGCTGGCGGAGTTGGAGGAGATCAGTGGATAAGTATTTCCAAACACTCGATATGGCCGCATTCCGCATGATGCTGGAAGCCGACAGCGACAAAGCCATGAAGCTATACCGCCATGTGCTCGACTCGCAGCATGACGCAGGGCCAGAAGCCGA